AATTGCATCTACTATTTCAACTTCATCGGCGGTAGGCCAAATAATATTAGGCATAGGTTCCCTCGAAAATGGGATTCCAATAAGTTTTTACAATGTTTTTCCACTCATATATGGGACTATTGAACTTAACCAAAGTCTTATCTGCAAGATCAGCATATAGTTCTTTATTTTCATAAATTTCATTTAGCTTCTCTGCAACATCTTTTGGATGTACAAGACCACTAATTGTTAACATCTCTTGATTAGTAAGGTATTGATTGATAGGTATCAAAAGTCCACAGTCATTATATAATTCTTTTAAGGCGCTGTGTCCGGGTACGATCTGTGGAGCGCCTGTTATTGCATGTTCCATATTTGTTAAAGACCAGCCCTCACCTAAACAAGTGTTTAAACCTACATCACATGCGTTGTAAATATAATTCAATTTTGTTACAGGTACGGATTGTAATACACGATTCTGGTTAGATAGTACCAATCTCGTATCAATTTGATATCTTACAGCTAATTTTAAAATATCAAATCCAGCATCTTTAGTACCCATATGTAAGTACAATTTTACGTTGTTAGGTTTGTCTCTAGCAAATATAGAGAAACCTTGGATTGTTAAATCTACTCGCTTTCTTGGCTGGTTTCTATTTGCATTTAGAACTACAAAGGAATTTATGAATTCCTCATTATCACTGAAAAATGATTTCTTAACTTGCGTTCTATCATTATTAATTTTGAAGAAGCTGGCTTTATCGATCCCATGTGGTATAACCGCAATTCTATTTCTTAGTTCTGGTGGAAGTATTTTTATTATTTCATTCTTTCCAAATTCAGTATAGACACAAATTTTTTCTACTATATCATAATCTTGAAACCAACCTACATCTAAATCCATAGCATCTACTGGAAAATACACAACTACTCTTGACTCAGATGAATGTTCTTTAATTAATTTCAAATATTTAGATACAACCCAAGGATCATTAATAATAAAAATAATGGATGGATTAAGTACCGCTAAATTTTTAATTCTACTAAATCCCCAAATATCTCTAGTACCTCCAATATTGGCTGGATAAATCTTCCACCAATAATCATGAGGATCACCAAAATAGTTTACCCCTAAATGATGAACATCAAATTTATTTCTATCCAGATTTCCTAAAATATTATGCATAACCGTACTAAAACCCGTTGGTGCAACTGCATCACCAATCGCTAAAATCCTTTCCATATAACCTCCTTTATTTCATATTTCCTATTTCATATTCGTTATTTAAATATCCTGGTAGAGTTCCCTTAACAGGATATGCTAATCTTTTCATTGGTGGTTTTATAACATAATTCAATTCAGTCCAGAGACGGTCTAAAATACTACTTCTAGTTCTAGCCTGTTCTAGATTGCTATAGGATATTTCAGCATCTCTCCAACTTGCAATACTCCAAGCAGAGTTCTCTAAACTTCCCTCAAGAATAATTATAGCCGCCATTAAAACAATAATTTGTTTATCTTGTGGCTCTATAATTCCATAGGTTGATTCGTCAAATAACCAATCTGTTATTGTTGGGTTTCTGTAAATATTATCAGAACCATCTATTAGATATTTGAAATTCATCCACTTAATAAGAGATTCTACAGATGCTACTAATGCTGTTTCCAACCATACATCCGTATATCTATATGATCCTGAAGTTGTATCCCCAATTTTTAATCTTAAAAATGGGATCAAGTCTGTAAGATTTGACATTAGCCTCTCTCTTTATGTTTCTTCTGATGGGTATTCAGCTAACTGCATTTCTGCTAATTTTCCTTCAAGAAACTTGATAATCTTTTCTGATTTTTCCATTTCCTTAGCCAACTCTAATAGTCTGAATATTGGAGCAATAGATGTCATCTTATCAACAACATTCTTCAGCGTAAAGAATTTTTGTTTAAGAACTGCGGTCATTTCTTCTTCAGACATGGAATTAATTTTTTCTGTATCACTCTGCACTTTCTCTTTACGTAAGTACGAAATAATAGTACCAGTCTCTAAGTACCGTCTGTTTGCTCGTTTGAAATAATTATCCTCATCCATTGACCATGTATCCACAATACAATCTTCATTATTCTTTTCTTTAGGGTTTCCATATAATATAATTCCTTCGGGTTGGCGTGTAATATGATTAACCACCATTACATGTAATTTTCCTAAGACAGTTTTAATATAAGTTGCGTATGGTTTAGTAAGACCTTCCATATAAAGTGCCATAATTTCTCCTCTCATTTATCCATAATATAGTATTATAAATCTAACGATAGCCAACAGATGCCTTCTCCTGCTATCTCTCCATATAAATAAAGATCGTCCATATCTCCTACATATTCAAACACGACTAATTCTCCAGGGGTCAACATAAATCCTGAAGAGAAGTCAACATCATTATTTCCGTCATTCCCAATTACAACATAGTGTGTATTTGTTTCTAATGCCTTGATAGCCACTGGTTTATTGACGGTTGTATTTGATTCCAATGGTTGTGCTACACCTGATACTAAGATCAAACATTGCCCGCTAATTTTCATATATCCCTTTATAAAAATAAAGGGAGGGAGTTAGAGTTCCCTCCCTTCAATTATTGTGTATTTAAATTAGTTTACACCAACTCAATTACGTAGAGTCCTAAAGCGTTCCAGATCAATAACCCGAATTGGGTATAAAGTTCCAAGAACCATTGTGGGGGTGTGGGGCGCATATCGGTGTACTGCTTGGTTTTAACATCACCATAGGTAATGAATTCACCAACATTCTCTCCCAAAACAAGAATCCTGTTTGTAGGAATTAATGCATTATAGTCTTCGAGATTGTCATAGACTTGTTCTAGACTAACAAGCGGTGCGCCATAATAGCGACCTAACATACCACGCTGTCGGATTTCCTCAATAGCCGGATCACTTCCCGCCCACTGAGAACCACCGTCATTCCAGAAGGCACCAAATTTAGTAATAGGAGTCATTGCGGCTCTACTACCAACTACTGCCTTCACGCCAGATGTGGTCTGATTAATACGATCAATAGCATCTTCTAACACACTTGCAGTCACGGAACCCGCAACTAAAGTGTAGTTACTAGGGGTATTGATTGCTGTCCAAATGGTTGTCAGAGCGGTGAACACTTTATTGAGGAAATAATCCTTCAACTTAGCGGACATCTCTGATCTAATTTCATCTACGGTACCAATTTCACCGTTTTCCATTTCCCATTCATTCCAAGTAGTCTTAACGTCAGCACCATCAAGGATGTAATTAATACGATCCGTCACGGTAACTTCGTGTGCTAAATGGATACTTCCTGGTACTAAGGTATGTACCTCAAGACCCTTACGAAGTTTCTTAACCAGACTATCGCCTGGTTTCAAACTTCGAGAGTTGAGTAACATGCCGACAAAATCAGTAGTAATGTGATTGGGCTGTACATATTCCACAATCATTTCTGCTACAGCGTCTCGGTCTCCCTTTTTCAATAAAGATGCAATTGCTTGATGAAGTTCGTTTTCATTCATAATTTAATTGCCTCCATTAATGAAGAATCTTAAAGGTTAACTTACTATCGTGGAGACGGATAACTTCAGCTACTGTATTTGATGCACCATACTTTAATTTGCCGCCCTGTCCAGCACCATCGTCACCGTTGTTAGCTACAACTAACGGCATACCCGGTATTTCGAGTTGAGCAGAGTAAATGTAAGCACCTGAAGGCACAGTATAGATACCTTCACCAAAAGCTAAACAATCTTCTCCAGATGGAATAGTCAAACCTTCTTGAACGTTGGGGTGAGTAAGATAAACTGTCGCAGAAAATGGAGCATTGGCACTCTGGTCGAAACCGTATCTGAGTGCGTAAGAGAATGCGGGTTGTGGATAGTAGAATGGAGTTGCTCGATTATCTTGTGCAAAGGTGACACAATAACGCGCTCTAACTGCCTCAGTAGAGTTGTCGGGAAGTTTAACGGCGGGGAGGTCTGTTTGACTACCAAAGTTTCGACTGAAACTATGGGATGTCAGGAGAACCATTCGTCCTTCCACAATATCCTCAGCAGCTACAACGCCTAAAATAGTGTCTCCATAATGGTTAATTTCCATAATTACTTCTATCTCCTATTTAGGTTTATTTAGTGATTCTCTTAGAGCCTGTCCAAGTTCTTTGGGTGTTAAATCTTTTGGCTCTTTCCCCTCTATATTGGGGATTTTAATTTCATCTTTCTTACTTGATTGAGCGATTTTACTTGCAAAAGCACTAAGCTCCTGAATCATAAAATCAATCATACTATCTTCCATAGCAAGCAGAGTTTCTTTCTGTGCTTCAAAATAAGCTTCATCCTTCTCAATTTTGGAGTCTACAAACTTCTGTTTAATATTTTTAAATCGCTCTGCCTGTACTTTATCTTTCTCGATATTATCTTTGAAAGTTTTAAGTTCAGCAAGTTCTGTAGACATCGTAGTGAGAGATGTTTCTTTTTCTGCTAAGGAAGCTTTTAGATTGACAATTTCTTGTTCTAATTCAGTAATTGTCGCTTTCGCTTTTTCTAAATCTTCCACGTTTTCTTCCTCCTGTTTCTTAGATGACATAGCAATAAAAGGAGTTCTGCCAGCATAGGCTGGATTGGATACAACTGTTATACCGTCTAAGCATGTATCTTTTAAAGCTATTACATCATCTTCTTCAGCGATTTCATTGGCATAAGAAATTTCCCATGAAACGTTAGGCGGTATACCACTGGTATACATTTCTTTTAGAGCCGCGATTTCGTCAGGCCGTTCTCTTTTCCAGAGAGCCGCTAAAGTAATTAATTTACTTCCTTCTTTAATGAACTTAGCCATTGCACCGATAGGCTTCCCCAACGCAGTATCATGTTCCAATTCTTGACCGAGAGACGCCATTTTGATAGGAGCGTAAATTCCAGTCTTTATTAAATTATCAAACTCTTCTAGGGGAATTCTATGTTTATTCTCGTTAGGCCTATCGTCGGTGACAATTATCTTCGCCCACTGAAAGTTAGGATTTAAATTAATTGATGCAGTAGCTTCACCAAATTCTTTTAGAGAATCTATGCCATCTATTAATTCAAATTGTATAGGAAAACTGATTTTATTCATTTCCAAATATTACCTCTACTTATAGAGCCAACCATTGACCGTGTTCCTCACTTACTATTATACCATAATTGTTAAAACTATGTTAGAAACTACTTATTTTGAGGCTTTTTATCGGTATTTTCTGTCGGCTTTTCTTCTTTAGTATCTTCTTTTTTATCTTCGGGAGAACCTTCTCCTGGAACTTCTGGTTGTGGAGAGAAAGGTTTTGGTGAAAATGCTGGTACACCAAGTTCTTCTAATCTCTTTTCTTCTTCTGAACGTTTCTTTATTTCTTCTTCAAAATTATATCCAAATTCTGCATCGAGTGTTTCTCTTGAAATATTCCCACCTTCATACAGAGCTGTTACAATTTTTAACAGGCTTTCAATAGAGTATAAACTAATCTTATCAAAATGTACTTCAGGAATATCTTTCAGATGATTACGAATAGATATTTGTTTAACAATTTCTTTTAGAATTGGAAGTAATTTTCTTTGCATATTTTCCATTGATTTAACAGGAGATACCATAGCAAGTTCTGGATCAGAGTTCTGAGTTTTTTCTGTCTCTCCAGTTGTAAGTATCTTTGGAAATCCTAATGAAAAGAAGATATCCTGATTAATTTCTCTATACTTAGTGTCGTCCAGCAAGGCTGTAATATCGGGCATTATCCAAGATATTTTTAAAGTGTGGTTAGCAAAGAGTTGGAAAATTCTTTCTATATTCTTATCTCTATATACCATCTGATCTTTAATATTCTGAAAAGCACCCTCATCATCTTCAGTAACAGGGTATTCATCACTTCCTAAATTAAATAACTGAATAGCGGTGATTACTCTAGACGCTAAAGAATAATCCATTCTACGAAGATTTCTCTTATGTCTGAGAGATTCTAATGCAGAGTATAAATATGGAGTTGGATATGGAGTACCTGTAATTGGTTTCCTACGTGTGATAAGATCATTCTCTAATAAGACTTCTTTATTACCAGCTTTTACTTGTTCAATGAATTCTGGATAATGAATTTGTAATTGCGTCCATAATTTCAAATCTTTATTTCCATCGGGATATTTTCCCTCATTCATAATAAAGAAAACCAAATCTGCTGGTAATACTACATAATATGATGGTTTATCCATAATCATAGACGACCTAATCTTTACTGTCATTGGGTCTCTAAGCCACATGGATATGGGTAATTCAAGAGAGTTATATTTCTTTACCCCAAGTGTCATTAAATCTTCTTTAGTAACGGGAGCATATTCTATTTCTGGAATTACTAAGCCTGAAATTAAATATTCAAGTGCACAATTATCCATGAAAGCCAATAGCTCATCTTTTATTCCCTCGAAGATTCTAAATTCATTTACAGACAAATCTCCCTTATCAAAGACAATATCTGTCATAGAAATCTCTACGAGTTTGTTAACAACGGTAGATGCAATTGGATCACGGCGATAATAAAAACGGCAGTCTTTAATAATCTTAGGGAAATTATTCTCAATATCAACTGTTTCTAATTTATCAATATCACTTGGGCCCCAATATACATAACCGCCATCTGTAGTTAAAAAATTATATGATGCTACTGCTAATCTTTTAGGTTCTTCAATTGATTTTACTGTTTCAGTATTTGCGGTTTTCTCCATAATATTTACATCCATCTAGCTTTCGCTAATTTCTTTTTGCTTGCACTTAAATTCAAGTTCTCTTTCTTTAAGTAATAAGCCATACAAGCACATAGTAATGCCTGTGTAAAATGGTCTTCTCCTCTTCTACCACCACGTTCTGTTAGTGTTCTATATACAAGTTCCCCCGATGGTGTTTTAGAATATGTCATCCTCTCCAATTCTGTAATAATATCTGTATCGGTAGATGAGTAGGCTATCTTATGATTTACAGTATATTCTTGTAAGATGCTAACTGCATATGGTTTAGTCTTTGCCTTAATTTCTTTTCCATCAGCATCTATACCTAAAAGTATTTGAGAAGAGAAGTTAATTGGTGTTAAAGTTTCTTTAAAATTTTTGTGGGAGAATTCTATTGCATCCCTCAGACGTGGTATTACTGCCTTTCCTGCTGAACCCTCATCCACACCTATAATCATGGGAGAGAATTTGGTATCCAACCAATCTATTATTTTTTCCTGTATATAATAGTCTACTTTATTTAATCTAATTTTACCATGAAATTTTAATTGCCCTGTTTGATTTTCATACATAATCCATATAGCTGTAGGTTCGGAATAACCTAAGTCCATCCCCATAATACATAAAGAATTTTTATTGGGTAGTCCTGGAAATATAGATAATTTATTATAGTATTCTGCTATATTTCCAAATAACTTAGGCCCATCAATAATCATTTTATAAATAGGGTAGTCATCTATATGCATACTTTCTCTATCAAATAATGCAAAGATTGGTTTACCATGTTGCCCTAATACTAGATGAATATAGTCTTCAGAGTCCTCTCCACCATACATTTCTATCGCTTCCTGC